ACCCAACCCCTGCCCACAAAGCCCGCTTCGGCGGGCTTTTCTGCGTCTGTGCTCGTCGTGTCCGGACGACGAAGTGGGTGCTCACTTCGGGAAGAGACGAAGTGGGTGCTCACTTCGTTCTTGGATGCGTCGCGGTCGGACCCGGGGGAGATGAGCCACCACGCACATGCAAGAAAAGCTGCAGGGGAGGTTCACACCTACGGTCGACTCAAATGGAAGTACTGATATTCGAGGTACGTGTGCGCGGGCAGATGAAATGGAAGTACAGAAATTCGAGAATTTTCTGGCAGGAGCCAGAAGTCTAATTGTAACAAGACTTGTCAAAAGACCTACTTTCATGGTAGCATCCTCGCAAACTGAATAGGAGCCAGCTCATGGAACCAGATGACGAAAAGGCGTATGACATCATCGCGGCGGAAGCGTCCAAGGCGCGCCCCGTCCCTCCCCTGACAAAGAAGCGTGACGGATTCTCTCGGCAGCAAGTCGTGGATTCCTTCGCACGGGCCTTCGAAATGATCGGGGGTGTGCAGCGGCTCGCCCTCTGGGCCAACCAGAACCCGGACAAGTTCTACCCCCTCTACTCCCGTCTGCTCCCCTCCGCGGCCATCAATATCGGCTCTGCGGGCCAAGTCGTCATCCAGCACGCCATCCCCCTTACGGAGCTGGATGAGCACCCCGAGAGTGACAATGTGATTGAACTCGTGGAGCCCGTCCGTGCAGATCCTACAGAGTAAGTACCGCATCCGGCCGTACTTCAATCGTTTTCACCGTAGGAAGCAGCGGTGGGCGATGCTGGTGGCGCACCGACGGGCCGGAAAGACGGTCAGCGTCATCAACGACATCATCGAGAGGGCGACGTACAACACACGTCCATCCCCACGGTACGCATACGTTGCCCCATTCCTCAAACAGGCGAAGGATATCGCGTGGCTGTACCTGAAGGAGTACGCCGCCCCGTTCCAGCCGAAGATTAACGAGTCCGGCTTGTTTGTCGAGCTCTTGGCTCTGCCCAACGCCCCTAGAATCACGCTGTACGGGGCTGACAATCCAGACTCTTTCCGGGGCATTTACCTGGATGGCCTTGCGTTGGACGAGTTTGGGAACATGAAACTGTCCACGTGGAAGGAAATTCTGCTGCCCACCTTAATCGACCGGCGTGGGTGGGCGGTTTTCATGGGCACGCCGAACGGGCCGAACCACTTCCGGGATATGTGGTACGATGCCCTGGAGAAAGACGACTGGTTCACGGAATTTCTCCCCGTGAACGCGACGAATATCATCCCCGAAGACGACCTTCTGATGATGAAGGGGATGATGGACCCCGAGCAGTACGCGCAGGAAATGCTCTGCTCCTTTGAAGCGTCCGTCCGCGGGGCGATTTATGCCCGGCAAATGGAGCAGATGGAGCAGGAGGGCAGGATTGGCGACTACCATGCGCAGAAGGGCCTGCCAGTGGACGTTGTCATGGACTTGGGATACCGTGACTTGACCGTGGCGAACTTCACACAGGAGCGCCCGGACGGTATTCTGGTCGATAAGTGCATTTACGACAACCTGAAGCCTATCGGGGACTACATTCGCGAGATTAAGGAGTATTTCGCCCTGACTGGGCACCGGATGGGCACCATCTGGCTCCCCCACGATGCCAGGGCCAAGAGCTTGCAGACTGGGAAATCCATTGTCGAGCAGTTCATTGCAGCGAAACTGCGACCGAAAATCATCCCTGAGCTGTCTCTGCTTGATGGCATCGCGGCTGCGCGACAATCGTTCCCCCACTACTACTTCAACAAGGACCGGACGAAGGATCTCGTGCTGGCGCTGAAGTCGTACCACCGTAAATACGACGAAGACCGGAAGGTTTTCACTGATGAGCCGGTGCACGACTGGTCGAGTCACTTTGCGGACACGTTCCGCTACGACGCCATCGTCCACAACCGCAGGGTTCATGACACGGGCCCACGTAGCGGGATGCGCGCGGGTATTGTCGACCCTACGGGGCCGGGCGTACACTACGGGTTCGCGCTTGACGACATCTGGGACACACAACCGAAACGGGGTAATCGACTATGAGTGACGATGACAAGAATGACACCATGGCCGAGTACTCGGGTGCGTGGTGGGCCAAGGAGATCAATACTGTCGAGAAGGAAATGAACGACAAGTTCCGCGACAGTGGCGACAAGATCGTCAAGCGGTATCTGGACGAGCGTGACGGCGACGGCATCGTGGGCGAGGCACAGACCGGCGCGCGGAAATACAACGTCTTCTGGGCGAATACGCAGATTCTGCAATCGGCTCTCTACGCCACGCCGCCCAAGCCGATCGTGAAGCGGCAGCACGACGATGCCAAGGACGACATCGCGCGGACGGCGGCTCTGATCTTCCAACGAATGCTGTCCCTGGGCCTGGACGGCGACGACAGCGACATGCACCAGTCCTTCCAGCACAGCGTGGAGGACCGGCTCATCCCCGGCTTGGGCCAAGTGTGGCTCCGGCTGGAAAACGTGCTGGAGCCCGTCTCCCTGCCCCCGATCATGGAGAAGGACCCCATGTCGGGCATGGACACCGACGTGGAGCTGGAGCCGGCCTACGAGGGCGAGCGCATCGTAGACCAGAAGGTGGTCACGGACTACGTTCACTGGCGGGACTTCTTCTGGTCCCCCGCGCGCACCTGGGGCGAGGTGTGGTGGGTGGCCCGGCGCATCTGGATGAAGAAGAAGGCCTTCGTCAAGCAGTTCGGGGAGGAGAAGTACAAGGAAGTCAAGGAAAACGCCAAGTCCAAGCTGGCGGAGCACGGCTATCCCAAGGGATTCGAGAAGGGGCGGCTGGAGGTGTTCGAAATCTGGTGCGAGGACACGAACAAGGTGTACTTCGTCCACGTGGGCACGGAAACCGAGCTGGCTGCCCCGAAGGATGACCCCCTGCAGCTGGACGGCTTCTGGCCCGTGCCGAAGCCGCTGCTCGCCACCCACACCACGAACAGCCTGTACCCCCGAGCGGACTACGTGATGGTGCAGGACCAGTACGAGGAACTGGACACGCTGAATGACCGCATCAACACGCTGACGAAGGCGCTGCGGGTGGTGGGGGCGTACGACAAGGACAACGCCGCGCTGGCCAGGATGATCACGGGCAGCGAGTTCGCCATGATCCCCGTGGACAAGTGGGCTGTGCTGAGCGAAGCTGGGGGCATGGCCAAGGCCGTGGACTGGTTCCCGGTGGAGATGGTCGCCAACGTGCTGGACAAGCTCGTCATCCAGCGGCAGCTCATCGTTCAGCAGATCTACGAGCTGACGAGCATCAGCGACATCATGCGTGGGGGCTCCAACCCCCGTGAAACGCTGGGGGCGCAGAAGCTAAAGGCCCAGTACAGCTCGGTTCGCCTGCGTCTCACACAGCAGGCGGTCGCGCTGTTCGTCTGCGAGGCCATGCACATCAAATGCGAGATCATCTCCAAGCACTTCGAGCCCGACCAGATCGCCAAGCAGTCGCTGATCGACATGACCGAATCGGCCATGTTCGCGGACCAAGCCATCGACCTGCTGAAGGACTGGAACGCGAGCAAGTGGCGCATCGAAATCAGCGAGGAAAGCCTCTCCATGGCCGATTACACGGCCGAGCGTGAAATGCGTATCCAGTACCTGACGGCCGTGGGCCAGTTCCTTAGCCAGAGCGCGCAGATGGCGATGAGCATGCCGGGCGCGGTGCCGTACATCCTGAAGATCATCATGTGGGTGACGGCCAGCTTCCGTGGCAGCGACGACATCGAAACGGTGCTGGACGATGCTGCTAAGGCAGCGATTGGCATGCCCCCGCCGAACCAGCAACAGAAGGAGGAAAAGAAGCCTGAGAAGGACCCCATGCTGGAGGCCCAGGCCAAGGCGAAGAGCCAGATCGCCATCGACAACAACCAGACCAAGAACCGCATCATTGAAATCAAAGCGGAGGGCGCCAAGGACATCATGACGGAGCCTCTGCCAGAACCAAAACCGCAAGGAGAATGATGAAATGCCGACCTACGACTATCAGTGCGAGTCCTGCGGCCGTCAGGACTCGCGTTACCAGTCCATCTCGTCGTACTGCCGCGCTCCAGACGTCCCCCAGTGCCCGGATGATCACGGGCCCATGGGGCGAAGACTCAGTGTGGTGCCCGCAGCGGGTCTCTCCAACGCCCTCGCCGGGGACCGGCACTACGAAAATCTCCGTGGGCCAAATGGCGAGGACCTTTCATCCCGAACCCGCCATCGCGAGTTCATGCGCACATCTGGCCTCACCACCGCTGACGATTTCTCGTCCAGCTGGGGTAAGGCGCACGACGCTCGGCAAGCGTACCGCACCGGGCAAGCCGCTGACACCGAGCTGCGCAAAGAACTCACCGAAAAGGTGATGACGGCTGTCGCACAGCCTGATTAATCCCAACCAAAACTGAATAGGAGTGAATATGAGCGACCTTCGCGACGACCTGATGGCCACCTACACCTCGATGAACGAAGGTGAGGACCAGAACACGAATGACCCCGTTCTGGAGACCAATGATGAGCCAAAACAGCAAGAACTCGACCTCGGAGCCGAAGACACCGGAACCGAGCAGCAACCCACCCAGCGCGAGCGAGACGCCAGCGGAAAATTCGCGCCCAAGACCCCCGCAAAGGACGAGATTCCTGCGGATCAAAAACAGGGAACGGAAGAAGCGAAGACCGACGCCACCCAGCAGCAAGCCGCGCCGCAGAACAAAGCGCCGGTGAGTTGGAAGCCGGAGGAGCGCGAGGGTTGGGACAAGATGTCGCCTCACCACCAGCAGGCCATCCAGCGACGTGAGCGCGAGATCAGTCAGACGCTCGCCCAGACATCGGAAATGCGCACCTTCGCGACCAACGTGGCGAAGACGATGCAGCCGTACATCCCCATGATCCAGGCGGCTGGCAGCAATCCGATCGAAGCCATCGCGGAGACGATGAAGACTGCGGCGTTTATTCGCACGGCCCCGGCGCCTCAGCGGGCTGCGGCCATCGCCGATCTGATCTTCACGCACGGTATCGACATCGGCATGCTGGACCAAGCCATCCAGAATCGGCTGAACGGAGGCCAGCAGTATCGGCCGCACGCCCAGAACGACCCGATGATGCAGATGCTGGAGCAGAAGCTGGCCCCGGTGCAGCAGTTCATGACGGAAATCCAGCAACGGCGCGACCAGCAGACTCAGCAGATCACGTCCCAAGCCCAGCAGAGCATCGAGCAGTTCGCCGCAGACCCGAAGAACGAGTTCTTCGAGGATGTCCGTGAGGACGTGGCGGACCTGTTGGAACTCGCCGCCAACCGGGGCCAACAATTGGACTTGCCAACTGCTTACACCCGTGCTACACTGGCGCATCCGACGATTGGACCTCTGCTCCAACGTCGGCAAGCTCAGCAGACGGCCACCCAGCACACAGCAGCGGCCCAGCGAGCTCGAAACGCGGCGGTCAGCCCATCCGGGGATGGTGCACCTTCGCAAAGTGGAAGTGATGAAGAAGGAGATGACATTCGATCAGCCGTGCTGGCATCGATGAAGCAGCTCCAGAATCGTCGGTAATCATTCATTTTGCCTAGGAGAAAAACATGGCATTCCCGAACGTGAGCGACATCGTCACCACGACGATCGAAAAGCGCTCGAAGAAGATCCAAGACAACGTCACGAAGAACAACGCTCTCCTGACGTACATCAAGGACAAGGGCAACGTCCGCACCTTCAGCGGCGGCTCCCTGATCTACGAAGAACTGAGCTTCGCCGAGAACGGCAACGTCGGCTGGTACTCGGGTTACGACCTGCTGCCGGTCGCCGCGCAGGACGTCCTGTCCGCCGCGCAGTTCGACATCAAGCAGGCTGCGGTGCCCATCATCCAGTCCGGCCTGGACGACCTCCGCAACAGTGGCCCCGAGCAGATGATCGACCTGATGGAGCAGCGCATCAAGGTGGGCGAGGCTTCGATGGCCAACCTCATCGCGCAGGGCATCTACAGCGATGGCACCGGCGCGGGCGGCAAGCAGCTCGTGGGTCTGGACGCGGCGGTGCCCCTGGTCCCCGCGACCGGCACCTACGGCGGCATCGACCGTGCGACCTGGGCCTTCTGGCGCTCGAAGTTCACTGCTGGCGGCGCGCTGACGGCAGGCACCATCCAAGGCGCGATGAACGCCATGTGGGTCTCCCTGATCCGCGGCATGGACCGTCCGAACCTGCTGGTCATGGACAACCTGTTCTGGTCTATGTACATGGCGTCGCTGCAGCCGCAGCAACGCTTCACCGACCCGGCCAAGGCCAACCTCGGCTTCCCGACCATCAAGTTCATGGACGCAGACGTCGTGGTGGACGGCGGCATCGGCGGCTTCGCCACCTCGAACACGTGCTTCTTCCTGAACACGAAGTTCCTGTCGTTCCGCCCGCACAGCAAGCGCAACATGGTCCCGCTGAACCCGAACCGTCGCTACTCCATCAACCAGGACGCTGAAGTGCAGATCCTGGCCTGGGCTGGCAACATGACGTGCAGCGGCGCGCAGTTCCAAGGGCGCCTGACCAAGACCTAATCCGTCCTGGCCCGGCTTGAGGGGACGCCGCACTCAGCTGCGTCCCCTTCTTTCTAGGAGAATCACATGCCTGCAACTTTCGCAAAGGACGGAGCCTTCGCTTCCCGTGCTGGCGGCAACGACGTCGGAGGCCTGAACACGGGCATCGGCATCGGCTCCAGCAACAGCGGCCCGGCTAACCCCAACTTCACCGCCACGGCAGCTGACGCCACGGCCAACCACATCGGCGGCGGCGCGACTGCCTCGTCGGCCGCAAACACGGGCAACATCGTCCAGGAGCCCCCTGTCATCGTCGCCGGCAGCGGCTACACGAACGGCACCTACCGGCTGGGCAGCGATGCCTCTGGTGGTCAGCCCGTCAGTGCGTCTGAACTCGAGCTCACGATCTCGGGTGGCGCGCTGGTGGCTTCTCGAGTGATCCGTGCGGGCTCGGGATTCACCTCGGCCCCGACCTTCAACGTGGCCAACGCCCGAAATGTCGTGGACGGCAGCGGCCCCGGCGCGGGCACTCTGGCAACCGTCACCGTCACGGTGGGGCTCAACAGCCGTGCGATCATGCTGGGCTCGACCAACCCGCTCAGCGCCAACAAGGGCACTCGCCGTCTCCAGGCGGCAGGCGCCGTGGCAGACGGCGCCGTGGTCAGCGGTGGCTACCTCAACCGCTCCGGCCGCGCGATGGTGGCCGGCGATCAAACGTGGGCAGTCGCCCCGTAATTCCAACCAAAACTGAATAGGACTCATCATGGAAGAACTGGACTACAACCACGAGATCTTCAACGCGCAGCAGGCGGAGCAGGACAAAAACCTCGCTGTCCGCTTCTACAAGCAAGCGTTGAAGGACGAAGCCAAGTCGGTCGAGGAAGGCCGTGCGATCTTCGTGGACACGATCATGGTCGAGATCCGTGTCCGCGGGGACCGCAACAACGTCGTCAACCGACCCGTCCGCGAGGACGACAAGCATCGCTTCCGCCAAGCCTACCAGAGCTACGAGAAGCATCTCGAATCCGGACTGCTGGAAGGCACCCCGCTCGGTGAGTGGGGCGCTGTCGGCCCTTCCTTCGTGGAGGAAATGCGCTACCTGGGCTTCTACACCGTGGAGCAGCTCGCCGAGGCGAACGACACCGTGGTGGGCCGGGTGCCGGGCCTGCAGACCTTCAAGCAGAAGGCCAAGGTCTTCCTGGAATTCACCAAGGGCGCTGCTCCGCTGGAGCGCCTGCAGGCGGACCTGGAAACCGAGAAGAACGCCCGCGAAGCCGCGCAGATCCAGGTCGCTGACCTCGCCTCGCGTCTGGCGGACATGGAGAAGAAGCTGGCTGCCGCCACTCCGGCGAAGGCCAAGTAAGGAGGCAAAATGGCCGACTTTGAACGCACCATCACGGGCTCACAGGCCGTGCAGGACGTGATGAAGATCCTGGGGCTCACGCCACCGGGGTCTGTCGCGGACAGCCAGAACCCCACTGCGAAGCAGTTGTGGGTCCTGGCCACTCAAGTCGGCCAGATGCTCCTGGACGAGATCGACGAGGGGTGGCAGTTCACCTCTCGCGATTACACCATCACCACGTCCCCGGGCGTGCCGAACTACCCACTGCCAGACGACTGGAATGGCTTCATCCAGGACGCGCAGTGGAACCAGACGACCCGCCTGCCCGCCATCGGCTCGCTGCGGGAATACGAGTGGCAGATGCTGAAGGCTCGCCAACTCGCTGGCACCACGTTCACCATGCTGTTCCGCGTGCAGGACGGAGAGGTGGTCTTCTACGAGGCCCCCAGCACCGTGCAGACCATCGTGCTGCCGTACGTCACTCGTGGGTGGGTGGTGGCCGCTGACGGCACTACGCGGCGCGACAACCTGCAGAACAACGACGACACCATCCTGTACGACCCCCAGCTGTTCAAGGCGGGGCTCAAGCTGATGTGGATGGCGGAGAAGAAGTTCGACACTACGCGCCAGCAGGCGGTCTACGACAACCTGCTGGACAAGGCGCGCGGCAAGGACACTCCGGGGCGTACCCTGTCGCTGGATCGCCGCGCGGGCGGCTTCCCGTACCTGGGTGTGCTGAATATCCCTGACACCGGCTACGGGACCTGAGATGCTGCTCCGACCCACACTCCGACCGAAGAAGCAGTTCCCGCAGACGCAGGTCATCAAGTCGGTGCCCGCGCCTATCGGGGGCCTGAACACGCGCGACGCGATCGCGTCCATGCCCCCTATGGACGCGGTCAGTCTGGTGAACTGGCTTCCAGACACTTACGGGGTCCGTGCTCGCAAGGGCTACCGCGAGTGGGCTATCAACATCCCCGCCAACCGACCGGTGGGCGGGATCATGGGCTACTTCAGCCCCACCACAATCATCCCTGGTGGGGCGTTCCTCACGGACCCGACCTCCATGCCGGGCAAGCTGTTCTGCTCGACGGACGCAGCGATCTACGACATTACCAGCCAGACCAACTCCCCCGTGTCCGCCATCGCGCTGAGCGGGGCTACGAACGCTGGCTGGTTCAACCATACGATGATGACCACCACCGGCGGGTCGTTCCTGCTGGCGTGCTCAGAAGCTGACGGCTACTTTACCTACGATGGCGCGGCGTGGCTGCGCCGTGTAGCTGGGGGCGGGGCCGGGCAAATCAGCGGCGTAAACCCCAACGATCTGGTGCACGTTGCCATGTGGAAGCGGCGCGCGTGGTTCACGGAGCGCAATTCATCCAAGGCGTGGTATCTCCCCGTGGACCAATTCGCGGGCGTGGCGGCGTCGATCGACTTCGGCCCCATGTTCAAGCACGGTGGGCACCTGTCCTTCATGGCCAACTGGACCATCGACGCCGGTGAAGGCATCGATGATTTCCTGGTGGCCGTGGGCTCCAACGGGGACATTCTGGTCTACAAGGGCACGGACCCAGCCAGCGCCGCCACGTTCTCACTCGTGGGCGCATGGTACGTGGGGCAGATCCCCGTGGGGCGGCGTGCTGCCGTTCAGTACGGCGGCGACTTGATCCTGGTGTCCGCGGACGGCATCTTCCCCATGAGCTACATCACCCGGGGCGGTGCGGCGCTGCTCCAGGCCAGCAGCAAGGAATACTCCAGCAAGATTCGTCCCACCATCGGGGAAGACCTGCGCGCCAGCTTCACGGAACGTGGATGGCAGGCGCTAATTCACCCCAGCGAGCGGCTCATGCTGGTCAACGTGCCGGATTACGGCGCGGTGCGGAACAAGCAGTACGCCATGAGCACCACACTGAATGAGTGGACGGTGTTCAACGACATTCCCATCTACACGCTAGGCAGTCAATCTGGCTACACCTTCGCAGGCAGCCGAACGGGCAAGGTCTACATTCTCTTCACGGGGTTCTTCGACAACGTGGCGTACGGCGCGTCCACCGGGCTGGGCATCCGTGGCGTCATCATGCCCGCGTTCAACACGTTCGACAGCCCTGCGCTGGAGAAGCAGTTCCTGATGGCGCGGGCTAACTTCCTCGCCACGGACGCCCCGAACATCTCCCTGGGCGTTAACGTCAACTACGACATCGAAGACCCCACGGGCACCCCCGTCTACACCAATCCAACCTCCGCACTGTGGGACGTTTCCATCTGGGACGCAGCCATGTGGAGCGGAGGGCAGAAGGTGTTCAGCGAGTGGACCAGCGTGGGGGCGATCGGCTGGGCCGGAGCTGCGGCCATGGTGACCTCCACCGTGGGCGACTCTGTGCTCACCTCCATCGACTACATGCTGGCGAGCGGGGGCCCCATTTGATCGTATCCGAGCCGGTAGAAAAGCTGTGGGCGTTCATGAACTCACGGCTTGGAACGGCTTGGTCTAGCGACTTCCGAGCAATCGGCAAAGTACAAAACGCTTGTCTTCGGGCGGTTATTGGGTACAATGCCTTTACCGGTCGGACGTGCATGATGCACAGTGCCATCGACGATCCCTCAGTGATCGATCGAACATTCTTGCGGGCTATTTTCCAGTTCCCGTTTGTCACTTGCGGACTCAGCCATGTGTTCGCCCCAGTGAGCTCCTCCAACGAGAGAGCCCTGGACATTGACAAGCGGTGCGGCTTCAAGGAAATTAACCGCTTCCCCGGTGCGGGGCTGGAAGGAGACGACTTGATCCTCCTGCAGCTCACGGCGCAAGAATGTCGTTACCTACGAGGCACTCATGGGAAGCAAGAGCTCATCTCCACCCTCCCCGGACTACGGGGGTCTGGCACAGCAGCAATCTGCGCTGTCGCAACAGAACACCCAGGGGCAGACCCAGGCCAATCGTCCTGACGTCTACACGCCCTGGGGCAGCCAGACCTGGAAGCAGAACCCCAACGACCCGAATGACTGGTCCACTCAGATCAACCTGAGCCCGGCCCAGCAGCAGTCCCTCAACTCGCAGCAAGCCACGCAGTCCACTCTGCAGGGCGGCGCGCAGTCGCTCGCCAATCAGGCAGTGGGCAACTTCCAACGCCCGATGGATTACAGCGGGGGCCCCCAGCAGTCCCAGAACATCAACGCTGGCGATCAGCTCGTGGGCGGGCAGGGCATCCAGCAAGGCATGAATGACACGGCTGGGGGCTGGCGGCAACAAGCTCAATCTTCCGTCGAGCAGCTTCAGCAGCCCCAGCTTCAGCAACGCCGCAGCGCGGTGGAGACTCAGCTCGCCAACCAAGGGATCACCCGGGGCAGCGAGGCCTGGAACAACGAGATGCGCAACCTCTCGGACGAAGAGAATCGGGCCCAGCTGGCTGCGATCTCTGCTGGCCGCGACGAAGCCAATTCGATGTTCAACCAGGATCTGCAGTCCAGCCAGTTCGCCAATCAGGCGCAGCAGCAGGGCTTCAACCAGAATGCTCTGGCTTCCAACCAGAACTTCAGCAACCAGCTGAGCGCCAACCAGTTCAACAATCAGAATCGTCAGCAGTGGCTGGCCGAGCAGCAACAGCAGCGCAGCCAGCCTCTCAACGAACTGAATGCCCTGCAGAGCGGACAGCAAGTCGCCAACCCGCAGATGCCCACGTACACGAACAGCCAGCGTGCGGACACGACCAACCTGCTGGGTGCGGCGAACATGGGCTATCAGGCCCAGCTGGACTCGTCCAACGCCAGCAACTCGGCGAACTCCGGCATGTGGGGCGGCCTGTTCAGTCTGGGCGGCGCAGCGCTGTCCAACCCCAGCCTGTTCAACTTCTCGGACCGCCGTCTGAAGCAAGACATCGTCAAGCTGTTCACGCGCCCCGATGGCCTGGGCGTGTACTCGTTCACCTACGTGTGGGGCGAGAGGGCCGTGGGCGTGATGGCGGATGAGGTGAAGGGTGTCTACCCCCATGCAGTCGTCCGGCACGCATCTGGCTTCGATATGGTTGACTACGGAGCACTGCCATGAGCTTCTCCGACATGTGGGACTTCGAGAAGTTCAACCTCAAGGGGATGTGGGACAAGATCCGTGACGACCCGGAGCGCATCTTCCTGGGCGCGGCGGACCCCTTCAGCTCCAAGATGTGGGGCGAGATCACGGGTGAGGACTACGACCCCATTATCAACCAATGGGGTGGCCCCACGGGCTCCACGTTTGACAAGGCGGCGGACGCGGGCATCGACACCAGCTGGAGCGAATCCAGCCACGACGCTGCGCGGGTCATCGCAGGCATGTTCGCTGCGGGCTACGGCGCGAGCGCTGCTGGCGTGGGCGGTGGCGGAGCAGCCGCTGGCGGGGGTGCGGCAGCTGAAGGTGGCGCAGTGGGGGCCGGTGCTGGTCTGGGTGCTGCAGAAGGCGGCGTGGCCGCTGGCGGGGCTGCTGGCGGTGGCGCAGCGGCTGC